CCAGCTTCACCAACGAAGGCTTGCTCAGTGTAGCGGCTCAAACCCATCAAGGTGTTACGGCTTGAAGGAGGAATGATGAAGAAACGACCGTCCATTGGGGTGTCCACGTCGTCCAAACGCTGAATGGTGCGACGGATAGCAGCATCAGTCAAAGCAGCTTGGTTGTCAGTGGTGTAGTCATAGGCAGTAGTACCGTCAGAACCGATGAAAGCACCAGCGTAACGAGCACCAGCACCACCGTTAACAGTACGGCCCAACTGGATGATGTCAGAGTCAACTTGCTTGCCCAAAGCGTAACCAGCGTCTTCTGTGTAGAAAGAACGCAAAGAGGTCAAAGCTTGAGTAGCCACGATGTCTTCGATCAAACGGCTGTATTCGTAGTGCTTGTTGATGTACACTGGGATGTCGCTGTCAACGTTAGCAATCAAAGTCACTGCGTTAGCGGCAACCTTGGCAGAGGCGGAACCACGGGTTGGGCTAGGAATGTGAACAGTGTCACCTTTCTTGCCACGGTGAGACATTTTCTTGATGAGGTTAGCTGCAACCAAGTTTTTCTTGTATGCGGCAACGATCTCATCAGACCAAATCTCGGGGATAAACGCATCAGCGTTGGTAGTTGTAACAGCATTAGCTGCGGAAAAAGTAGCGGCCATTTTTAAAGCTCCTAATTTATAATATTAAATGTTATTACTTAACGCGACCTTCTTGATATGCTCTCATAATGTCATCAGACAGAGCTTCATATCGAGCAGGGTCAGTCATACGAAGACGGATTAGATCAGCCCGTCGATAAACTTTCTTAGATGACTCTCCTGTACCGCCTACATCAACAGCTGCACTCTTCAAAGCACTTTGACGGGCAACCTCTCCAGCTGCTTTAGTCTCTTGTGCCTTTACAGACTTGATCTGTTTAAATGTAGACAACAACTCATTGGCACTGTCATAATCATACTCAGCGTCTGCTTTAGCGTACAAGCCCATGCGAACGGGTGAAGATTTTACCCAGTTAACAAACTCTGGATCTTGTACAACTTGTGTGAAATCAGGGTGATCTGAGTTCAACTTCTGCTGAATCTGCATCTTCTTGAATGTCAAAGCTGCTTCACGAGCTGCGATAACATCAGGGTGAGCTGACAGTTCTTTCTGAATTGCTTTCTTGGGGTCTTCAAAGAAGTCAATTTCAGGCTCTTGCTGTTCAATATGTTGGGTCTTATTCGATGCGAGGCTCTGTTTCAGGAGTTCATCGGCTAACTTACGAACCTCACCAACCTCTTGAGCTTGCTTACCAATGAGCTTTTCAGCCTCTTGGTGCATCTTAATAATGTCTTCTGCTGTCTTGCCCTTGTATTTCTCGGGGACTTCAAAAGCTGGTTGTTGGGGTTCAGGGGCTGTCTGTTGTTGTTTTTGCTCAACAGCTTCCAGTTCACTACCTGTACCTAACTCTTCGTTATCATCTACTAACATATTGAATTTCCTTTCCTGCCGGGTATAACGGTTCTAGGATATTTTAAAAATAGAAACTACTTCTCGGCCTTATAATGTGGCTTATGAGTTTTGTTTTCTCTCTTGTACGAGCTTTTCAGCCCGTTTGCGCTCCCATGCGTCATAGGCACTTGGAAAAGAGCCTGTAATGCCTTCTAACTTCATCATGGGTGCAGAGACTGTTCGTTTAGCCTCGGAACCACACTCTTTACAGAGCATTGTGTATTCCTCAGAGTCCACTAAAGCCTCAGTTTTATGGGAATTCTCACAAAGGAAGTCAAAGAATCGTCGAGCCATGGTTAAATGTCCTCCGATGCCTGTTGAAGATCTTCGTAAGTCTTCTCATACGAGCCTTTCAGCCCTAAAAGCCAATTCAAGATGTCAAGCTGTCCTTTACGGAAATAAAGTTCTTGTGTGTCCGCGACAGTTGACAGGTCGTTATAATTGGTTTTAACCTTTTGAATGTCCTCCATGAAGTCTTTCCACCCTAAGGTAGCCATCATAGAGAACGCTTCTTCATAAAATTTCTGTAGTTCTTTGTCCATACGGAGAACCTATTAGTTACAATAACGCTACTCTAGCATAAAAGTAGCACTTTGTCAAGCAGTTTTTGTTAAAATTTAACTATTTGATGCTCTTTTCATCATTTGGAGGGCAGCGATGCGCTCATTTGACTGAATATCTGCTGCTTTAAGGTTAATTTCCTTCTCTTTCAGCACTCGATCAGCCAACTGGAGGCGTTTACCGAAGTCATCCCCACGATCTAGGTTATTAGAAGCAGCTTGAACCACCTTGACACGCATTTCCTCTGGCATCAAAGCAGTCTCAACCTGAGTTTGCTGGGCATTTGCAGCTCTCTCAGCTGTCTGAGCCTGCAACAGAGCCAACTGAGCTTGTGCTGTCTGCATTGCAAGCATCTGCTGGGTCATCTGGAGCTGTTGTTGCTCA